GTAAGTTCCCAACCTACTAATTGTGTTTTAGCTTTACCGATATTAATTTTGTCACCGTTTTCCATTTCTAAGTTATGGTAAAGGGTGTTAAACTTTCCGTAAGGTTCACTTACTCTTACTACTGTTTTGATTTTGCTTGTTTTCATTTTTATTTATTTAAAATTTGCCTACTCTTTATTGATTTTCGGCTTCCTCATTACAATTTTTACCTTCGTCTTCGCAAGTTTCACGTTCACCGCAATAATAACAGCGCTGGTGATCTTCGCAATATTCGTCTAAGTTTTCTGCTTCTTTGTCGCATAATAAACAACTTGCATTTTTACCGTTATAGTCTGCAGGATTTTCTCCGTATAGACTTTTATAATATTCTTTTTCCATTAGTTAGTTGCAAAGTAAATAACCCCAATTACAAAAATAGACATCATTACTAAAAAAGCTATAAAAGATATGAAGTTACCGTAGTCATAACCTTTAATATATTCTATTTTGTACTTGTCAGTTCCGTTGTGATACATAAAGTTAGCTGCTTCAGTGTCATTCATATACTGTTTAAATCCTGTTTCCTTATTTGTTATTTTGTGCATTGTTTTTGTTTTTAGTTAGTTAATTTATGAATTGTATATATAGTAATCTGAATTTACTATTTTTTGGTAATCATTGTCGTTTAACTTGTTAAAAAATTCGTCTGTAATGTTTTTGTATTCAACACCCATTTCTAAATCAGGCTCTAAATTGCTTTGTATTGGGTAAACATATCCTGTTTTAGTGTTGTAATAGTTTCCTACGCTTTCTAATATGATTAATTCTGTTTTCATTGTTTTTATTTATTGATTAATAATAGTACAAATATACATCTTTTTTAATTACTAACAAAATAAATAACAAAATTATTTAAAAGTTATTAACAATTAGGTTGTTAATAGATTAAGAGGTTTTATAGCTTGTGTAGTGTGTTACTATTAAAATAGTGTGAAAGTGTCTTAAATCGTGTAGGGGGGGGTTAAAAACAACTATAAAGGCATAGCTTCAATAATAGGTAGTCTTCCGTTGTCTAATATAACAGCGCAACCTAATATGGGTTTAGCTGTATGAAATTTAGCATATCCATAAGCAAAAGACTTATAATCTATACCGCAAGGTGCTTGTAATTGATATTTAAGATCATTAAGACTAGCTGTAAAGTTTATAAAAGACTGGGTGTGTATATGTCCTTGTACCATAGAAGAACCCCAGTTTTGACTTCTTTTTATAATTCCTTTACCACTACAGCCTGTACCGTGTACATATAATACGTCATCGTGTACAAACTGTTCTTCAAATGTCCAGTCTGGACAACCTAAGACTTCGTTTAATTTACGAACCCATCTTTTGTCTACTCCTGCGTCTTCGCATTTTCTAGCTATAATTAAATCGTGGTTTCCAAGTGTTACAGTAATTCCGTTAGGTACAGTGTCGTTATTAAACGCTTCGTACCAGTCTTTCATTTGTTCTATTGCATTGTCTAACTCATACTTACCATCTGTTTCTGTCGAAGTCGAATGAAAAGAAGCAAAATGTGAGTCTATAACATCACCTGTAAAAGATACAGCATTACAGTTATACTTTTCATAAATAGAAACACAAAAACCTAAGTAATCAGAATGAGTATAAGGCAAATGTATATCACCTACAATCAATCTGTTTGTCTTAGGTCTTCGTAAATCTTTTAGTACCTCTATTTCGTGTTTCTTTAACCTATAACGGTTAGTTGGCATTTTACTTCCGTAAATCCGCTATTCCTTGAGCTCCAACTAAAGTCAGAAAAGCGTAGAAAATATTGGTAGAAGTAACTTCGTCTGTGCCAAAATATCTACTAATTATCGGTACGCAAATTCCTGCTATAGTGTACCACCATTTTTTACTGCTAAAAATTCTACTTAAAACATTTTTCATTTTATTTATTTTAAATTATTATTATTAGAAACGGTACGCCGCTCCTACTTTAAATTCGCTATCTCTATTGTAACTTGGTTCTATATATAGTTTATTCCAAACTCGTAAAGAATAACCTAATCTTAAATCTGCTTCTTCTATATTTATGTCTTCAGTTGCAGATTGTGCAGATACATAAAAACCGTAACCTAAATTGTATCTACAAAAAATGTCGTAATCGTCACCTGCTTTTTTAAGTCCGAAAAGTAAATTGTCGTTTACTTGATAACCTAAACCTGCGTTATTTGTGAAATTACTTACAGACCAACTTTCGTCATCTGCTGGTTGTGATATATCGCTAACTGCTACAAATTGTGCAGACGATATTAAAGTTGTAAAAATTATTGATAGTGTTAATATTATTTTTTTCATTTTATTTATTTTAAATTATTAATAAGTCCAAATTATATTTTGTTTTCTTTCAGTGTCCAAATCTACGTGAATAAACGTGTCTGCAATACCGAATCTTGTAAAACCTACTAACAGTAGACTGTTTAAAACAATATATCTACTCCTAGAATCCCTTACTGAAATATCAGCCGCTAAACCTTTTTTATGAGGTGAATTTTTATCTGTTTTATAACCTCTTTTAGTAAGGCTGTCGTGATATGCTTGTGTTCTGAATCCTGAATTTATCTTAAAAGGAAAGTCTTTACCTGACACTTCAGTTGCTAAACCTCTAGCTTCGTCTAACATTTCTAAAAATTCGCCAGACATATTGTCGCCAGAACCTTCTAAGTCGGGGCTGTCAAATTCTGATCTTGAAAAATACTTTAAAGTCATTTTTTTTTATTACAGTGCGTTCGCCACCTTGCTATCGTATATCCTATTGAAACTATAATAAGTATTATTTTCAAAATTGTTTCAAAGTCTGCAAAAGTCGTTACTCCTAGAACGCTAGCGTTTACCGTTGCTACTTCTGCTATGTCTGTTGTTACTTTTTTTAGTGGCATTATTTATATATGTTTTTAAAGCTACTTCGTTTTTAGCTTTTGGTTTATAGTTCTTTTTCATTAATTGAGGTCTGGTGTTAAGAAGTCATCTAAAGTAATATCACGTCTTGCGTTTCTGTCGTACTCTAAATTCATACCAGAATAATAGTTTATAGTGTCTGGAGAAACGTCTGCACCTGTGTTTGTTGTATATTCTGTAAAGCTAGCAGTATTGTTTTTAATGTAGTCTATAAGACGTTCTGTATAAAATTCTGCAGTATTCCTTATTTCTTCTCTTAGGTCTTGTGCTTCTTCTCTACTTAATGGCGTACTGTTTTCTGCTGTCTTAGAAACTATGTTATTGTTCATTACCTTATAACGTAAAAACGGAAGGCACTCGTAAAAAGCCCAGTGTACTAAAGCGTCCTGAATGTAGTCATCTACTAAAGTCTGGTACGCTCCTGCTAAAGTACCTGCTGTTATTTTCGTTTGTAACGCTTCGAAAAGGTCAGTTCCTAATTTAGTTTCTATATATTTCTTTTGTGCAATTTTTATGTAGGGGTGCAAAAAAGACGAATCGACATTACCACCTATTGCGGTACTATCTTTTATTTTGTTTTCTGATATAAATAAAACGTAACTCATTAGCTATATTTTTCTATTAGTTCTGGGTTTACAAATCCTTTGTTTGATCTTCTTTTTGGTGCTTCTGCTACTCTTTTATCGTTTGCTTCTGGGTAAAAACCAGACTTCCTAGCTTTAGCTGTACTAATTACTTCACCGTCTTCTAAGTTACCACTTTTAGAAACTCCTAAAGTAAATCTATATATTTTTCTACGCCAAAAGTGTTGGCAGTTACCGCCGCCTTTGTGTTTCCAGATACTGTAATTAGACCTGCCTTTAGGTGCCCAATCTGAATTTATATCGGTACTAGCCCCCATTAAAAGAATATCTTTTTTACGGTATATTTTTCTTGCACTCATCATACGTTTACAAAAGGTTCTACTCTTACCGCTTTTTCTTGTTAGTCCTGTGTCTTCTGCGTATTCGTACCTTACCTTAAATAATTGGTGTTGTTTGTTTGTACCGTCTTGTCTGTCTGGTTCTTCTGGTTCTGGTTCTCCTGTACTTACTGCTAAGTCTAAACGGTGTATTTCGTTTAACTCTTTTTCAAAATCAAAGTCTTCGTCTTCGTCTTCTACTCGTTCTTCATCTATTAATTCGTAGTCTGTAGGTGCGTCTTCTCCGTATTCTGCTATAAACTTGTCTAATTCGTCTTGTTCTTCAGACATCTTTTGATATTCGTCTTCTGCTACGTTTTCGTTTTCTAAAGGTTTTAATCCTAATTCTTGTCGTATTTCGTCTTGTGTCATTACTGACTTCATATCTTCTATAGTAAATCTTGTAGTAATAGGTTTGTTCTGTACTATTTCTATAGGTAAGTTAATACCGTTTACTTCTAATATTTTACCTATACAACTTAGTATATTATTTTGAAAAGGTTTTATCACGGAATTTAAAAATACTTCGAAGGCGCTATTAAGTTCGTCAGCGTTATTACCTAATCCTGTACTGTTCTTTATGCCTACTAACATAGGTGAAGTAACTCTATGACCTGTTAGTATGTTTTGTACTAAAAGTTCCTGTAAACTTAAAAATAATTTATCTTGGTCTGCTACTGAGATAGGTGTTATTTCTGGTGTTCTGTTTTTATCGTCTGAAAATGTAAGTACGAATTTACCTGCATTACCAGAACCTGTAAATTTTTTCTTTATACTGTTTTCTACTTGTCTACGTTCTTCGGCTGTTGGTACTCCGTTTGCAAAACTTATAAAATAAGAACCTGCAAATCCGTTTTCTATATTTGCTAAGTGAAATTCTGCTACTTTTTGATCTATTAAACACCAGTTACAAGCTGCTACATAATCTGGTACTTTATATAGTTGCATATTCGGGCTATACATACCGTCATATATAATAGCGTTAGGGTTTGTTCTGTCGTTTACGTTAAAGGCTGGTACTACTTGAGGTTTGTTTTTCCTTGTATTACTCCAGTCTGAACTTACATAGTATTCTGTAACCCTTCCCAAAGCGTCTGGTTTACCCATTCTAATACGTTCTACTGGTATATGATAAATATCTGATATGGTAGTACGGTCTTTACTCCAAACTACGTTTAAAGCGTACGCTCCTTGTAGCTTAAAATCAAAAGCAATTTTTTTAACTACAGAATGTAAACTTTCTCCTTTACTATTTGCTTGTGCTAAGAATCTTTTAAGTTTAACATAAGCGTCTAAATTGTCTGTTTCTTCTACTGTTATACTTTCTCCTGCTATCATATCCGAAGTAGCATTTACTATAGCTGCGTGTGTACTAGAATTGTAGAAAAGGTCTATTAAAAATTGAGGGTACAAATTTCTGTAGTCTTCTGTACCGTATTCTATATAATCTTTACCCATTGCTTCCTGTATTACAGGGGCTGTTTGTGTTTCAAAGTTTACGTTTAAAATACTTTCTTTAAAGTCTACTTTAGTTTTGTTTTTCATTTTATTCGCCTTGTGTTAAGTTCGCTAAATATGCTTGTAAGTTTGTTCTGTCGTCAGCACTTAAAGCACTTGAACAAATAATAACTTCTTTTATTATTCCATCTGTAGCTCCTCCTATTGCGTCAATATCTAAAGTACCAGATATAGCTCCTGTTTCATAACCTGCACCTGTCTTTTTAGTTAATAAAGAACCACCTCTATAAGCTGTTACTACATTACTTCCGTCACGTTCTATTCCGTAATTATAAAAAGTATCTAAACTTTGCGTTCCTTGTACCCAACCTACTTTTGTAGAATTTTCTATTTTAGATCTTAATTCTGTCGTACTCTGTACTCTAAAAAAGTCTTGACCTACATTGTCTTTGTCACTAAAGAATAAATCGGTATTACCTGTAGTAATTGTACTACAAGAAATTCTAATATACATTGCAAACTGTCCAGATAGGTTTAATTCTGTATCTAAATAAAGTATTGAGTTTGTAGCGTCTGCACTTTCTACACCACCAGTAGCGCTATCATAAGTAAAGTGAGCAGAAGAAGCTGTTAAGTCATTATTATTACTACTTTGGTCTGTCCACTTAGTTACGTTTTCTGCGTCTTCTGGTGTAGAAGTGTCACTTTCTTGTAGTCCTGTATCGAACTTACACCATACTTCTAAGTTAGATAATTTAGCTGGTGTCCAATCTGCACTACCTGTAGTTTTTATATTAAGTCCTAAACCTAATTTCATTATCCTGCTATTTCATCGTGTTCTTTGTAACCTATAGCTACACCAGACGCCATCTGTATTTGTGAAATGTGTCCAAATATTACTGTACCAGCTGGTATAGTAGTATGTAAAGCACTTTCTCCAGTATGATGAGTCATAGTAATACTAGATATTACACTTTCTGTTACAAAATGAACTGCGTACCAGTCTTTACTTGTTTGGTTTACCGTTGTAAATACTACACCCGAACCTTTACCTAACTGTTCTCTTAGTAGTATATTGCTGTTGTCTATTAAACTCATAGTTTTTAATTTTTAATCTGCGTATAAATAATTAGTTTCTGTTGTTGTATGTTCTGTGTAT